TTCATCGCCGCACGGATCAAATTCGTCGCCGACTGGCTGGCCGGGCTTGCGGCCAACACAACGGCGACGCAGGCCGCGGAGGCGGCGCAGACCGGCGCGGTCGCCGCCGGCGCTTCGGCGCGAGCTGGGCTCGCGAGCACCGCGGCGGCAGCCTCCAACGCCACTATAATTTCAGGCGTGCTCAAAAACATCGCCGCTTCGGCCAGCGAGACATTCGCCGGCATTTTCGGGTTTCTCGCACCCGTCATGGGGCCTGCGGCCGCCGGTCCCGCAGCGGCGGGCGGGGCGAGCGTCATGGCGGTGGCGGGCGGGCTCGCAGTCGGCGCGTGGGAGCTGCCATCCGACATGATCGTGCAGGCGCATAAGGGCGAGATGGTCGTGCCAGCGGGCGTCACCCCATGGGCGCAGGGCTTGATGGCCACCGGCGGCGCCGGCGGCGATGGCGCTGCAGGGGGCGGAACCGTGCATGTCCATCACGCGACGAATTTCAGCGTCCAGGCGATCGACGCCTCCGGCGTCAGGCAATTCCTCAAGAACAACGGAAAGCAAATTTTGCGCGCAATCAACGATGGCGTCCGCACGGGGTCGCATCTGGGGCTGAGCAAGCTCGGCGGGTCCGTCTGACGCATGAGTTACGTCAACGGCGTCAATCTGCTCCCCGCGACGGGTGAATTCACCTATGACACGGTCGCATATCTCGGGCAACGGGCCGAGCCGCGCGGCGCGCTGCTCCCGATCAACGCCTACGCAAATCAGGCTTCGCATCGCACCGATATGGAGCTTTCGATCGACCAGCTTCTCGCCGCCTTCCCCGGCTGCACGACCGTCGCCATCGTTTGCGCATGGTTCTTCAATTCGGAGACGGCCGGCTCCTGCCAAGTCTATCCCTCGACGACTTATATCAACAATCTGCCCGAATCTCCGGTCGCCAACGCCTTTCAATTTTGGAACGGAGTGGAATGGGCGAATGATCATTGGCGCGTCTCGAGTCTCACTGAGACGTCCGTCTATGTCGTCCCGATTTCACAGATCAACGGCTCCTATGCCTATGGCGGGACGCCGTCGGACCAGTCCATCGTCCGCTGCATTGAATATCTGAAAACGCGGGGACTACGGGTCGTTTTTTACCCGTTCCTGCTCGGCGACATTCCGGGTTCCTATCCCTGGCGCGGCAGGATCGCCTATTCGCCGAATCTGTCGAATCCGGATGTGTCGAGCGCCGCGTCCGACGCAGTCGCGGCATTTCTGGGGTCGGCCGCGACCGGCCAGTTCAGCCGCGATACGACGAATCTCACGGTCTCCTATTCCGGCGCTGCGAACGACTACAGCTATCGGCGGATGATCCTGCACTACGCCAACCTGTGCGTAATCGCAGGCGGCGTCGACCTTTTTCTGATCGGGTCCGAGCTCCGCGGCCTCGAGGCCATCCGCGGGCCGGCCTGGACGGAAGCCGGAACCATCATCGGCGGCGCGACGACATGGGATTACCCCTTCGTCAACGCACTGATCGCGCTCAGCGACGACGTCCGCTCCGTTTTCGACGGCGCCGGACTGACCAGGGATGCCTCGGGGCTTCACAATCTGATCAGCTACGCCGCGGACTGGTCGTCATGGATGGGCGTCAGCCATACCGGATCGAACCCAGCCTCGCCGAACGGCCAATGGCCGCATCTTGATCAGCTCTGGGCGCATTCCAACATCGACCTCGTCTGCTTCGACAATTATTTGCCGCTGTCCGACTGGACGACGGGCGCGAATGGCGGTCAGGACGCTTTGAACTGGTCCGCGCCGCCGCCGGCGAGCTGGCCGCCAACGGCTCCCAATGCAGTTGGCCTCGGGCTGTCAGGGACGCCGCTCCTCTACAGCAAGGCCTATCTCAAAGCCAACATCGAGGGCGGCGAGAAGTTCAATTGGTTCTATTTCGACGGAAACAATCTCGGTCGCGGCCCTGATCCAAAGGGCTCCGATCTCAATGTCTCGCGTCCCGAGGGCGACAGGCTGACGCAGAACCGCAATCGCTATTACCCCAACCAGGAAATTCTCGGCCAGAAGCAAATCCGTTGGTGGTGGAACAATACGCATCAGGCGCTTTGTGACGATGGCGACGGAACCGGCGAAAGCCCCAAGGGTTTGCCGACGCTCTGGATCGCCAATTCAAAATCCGTCGTCTTTACCGAATATGGCTTCCCATCCTGCGACCGTTCGACCAACCAGCCGAATGTTTTCTTCGACGCGAAATCGAGCGAAAGCGCGACGCCCTATTGGTCGATCTGGGATCCTGCTGACGGCGGCGGCTATCAACCGCGGCGGGATCAGAATTTGCAGCTGCTCGCCCTTCAGGCGCTCTACGAATACTGGTTCGTCGACGGCGCCAATGCGACGGTCGGCGGCCTGCCGATGATCCAGCAGGTCTTCTGCTCCGTCTGGAACTGGGATGCGCGGCCGTTTCCCGCCTTCCCGAACCTTGGCGGCGCGTGGGGCGACGCCGGCAACTGGCCGGCCGGCAACTGGTTGAACGGAAAGGGGCCTTTCGTCGCCGTTCCGGCGCCGGATCCCGCGCCCTCGCCTGGAGCATACGCGGCGTTCCCAGCGGTGGCCGGGCAAGGATGGAGCGTGCATTACCGGCCGCAGTTCACGACCGGCGTCGCCGATCATGTGTCTGGCAGAACCAGCCGCATCGCGCGGGTTTCCGCCCCGGTTTATGAGATCGAGATCGCCTTCGATCTTCTTCGGATGGCGACGCCCTACACAGAGCTGCAAAGCGTGCTCGGCTTCGTCGCTGCGCGCTTTGGCCAGGAGGAGCCGTTCATATTTGCGGCCCCGTCCGACATTCAGGCGGCGCTGGGTCTCGGCGCCGCATTCACCTGCCGCTTCGCCGACGACCAGGAGAATTTCGAGCAGTTCATGAGCCAGCTTTGGCGAATGCAATCGCTGAAGCTGCAAACCGTCAAGGGCGAATGATGGATGGGAGCAACATACTTGTCGTCAGCGTCCTCCAAAGCGCGGGCGGGGTCGAATCGATCGAATGGCATCGACGCGCATTCGCGTTGGCTCCCGGCGCGTCTTCCATTTGCATCGACCATGCTGATCACCGCGATACCGACCAATCCACGCCGTGTAAGGAATTCTTGCGTTGACCACGCCGCCTTCATTCCCGATTCTCGCCGGCCAGGGCTGGTCGGTCCACAAGAAACCGGCATTCTCAACCCGCGTTGCTTCGCATGTGTCCGGGCGCGAGGCGCGGACGCCGCTTTTCTCCTATCCGCTCTACGAGTTCGAACTGACCTTCGACGCGCTCGATTCCGGCTCGCACTATCCGGGGCTTGGTTCGAATAGCCTGCAGAGCCTCATGGGGCTTTTCCTTCAGGTGCAGGGGCAGTTCGGGACGTTTCTCTACACCGACCCGACCGACAACGCCGTCGCCGCGCAAGCGATCGGGATCGGCGATGGCGCGACGACGCTCTTCACGCTGGTCCGAACCCTCGGCGGCTTCACCGATCCGGTCGGCTGGGCGACGACTCTCAGCAACGTCTATCTGAATGGGGTTGCGCAAACGTCTGGCGTTTCCCTGTTGGCGCCAAACATGCTGACGCTTGCAATCGCGCCGGGCGCCGGCGTCGTGATCACCGCAGACTTCTCCTACGCCTTCCAGTGCCGCTTTCTTGACGACCAAAACGATTTCGAGAACTTCGCGTCTGGGCTCTGGACCGTGCAATCCCTTAAATTCCGCAGCGTGAAACCGTGAAGGGGCGCACCCATGAGGGCTTACACTGGAACGCTCGCCACCTACCTGAATGGGCTGCGGGCCAGCCCGGACGCACAGGCGTTCGTCGCCGATTGCTTCACGTTTACGCTACTAAGCGGCGCCATTCTGACCTGCACCAATGCGGATCTGCCGGTTACATTGAACGGCTATGCTTACGCTGCGAATTCCATTCTCGTCGATGGCCTGAAATTCAAATGCGCTGCTGGCCTCAGCGTCGATCAGCAGCAGATCACGATCGCCGCGCGGCCAACCGACACCATCGGCGGGATTCCGTTTTTGCAGGCGGTGCGTAACGGCATCCTTGACGGAGCCGAAATCCAGCGGGAGCGCGCTTTCCTCAACTCCTGGTCATCCAGCGACCGCGCCGCTCCGATCGGCAGCGTGATCTTGTTCAAGGGCCGCGTCGGCTCGGTTGACAGCATCGGTCGGACCTCGGCTGAGATTACCGTCAATTCCGATCTCGTTCTCCTCGATATCGACATGCCACGCAACCTCTATGCGCCGAATTGCCAGCATGTGCTTTACGACTCCGGCTGCGGCCTCATAAAAAGCGCGCACGGGGCGAGCGGGACCGTTGGGTCTGGTTCATCGCGAACGCAGATCAATTGGGCGAGTTCGTCGGGGGTCTACGCCCAGGGGACCATCACTTTCTCTTCGGGGCCGAACACTGGCGCGACGGCCAACGTCAAAAACGCCGACACCGGCGCTCTCTATCTGAGCTATCCGCTGCCAAACCAGCCGTCGACCGAGGACGCCTTCACCGTCTATCAGGGCTGCGATCACACGCAGGCGACATGCCGCAGCAAATTCAGCAATCTCTCGAATTTCCGCGGCTTCCCCTATATCCCGCCGCCGACGTTCGCCTATTGATCCGGGCGATTGAGCATGGCGTCTGAAGAAGTCGAACGCGCCCGCGTCGTCGCCGAGGCGCGCAAATGGGTCGGCACGCCCTACCACGCATGCGCCGATGTGCGCGGCGCCGGCGTCGATTGCGGGATGCTCCTGGTTCGCGTGTTCGTCGATACGGGGCTTCTCGCGCCGTTCGACCCGCGACCATACCCAGAAGACTGGCATCTGCATCGCAGCGAGGAGCGTTATCTCAGCTTCGCGGCTGACCGCTTTTGCGAGGTCGCCGAGCAGGGTCCTGGCGACATCATCGTCTTCAAATACGGCCGCACGTTCAGTCATGGCGCGATCGTAACTGCCGTCGATCCAATCCGAATCGTGCATGCGTTTCAACCCTATCGGGCGGTCATCGAGGAAGATATGCGGACCAACCAGCAATTGCTTGAACCGAAGCGTCCGCGGCGGAATTTCAGCCTGTGGGGCAGGGCCGCCAGGGAACGGCGGACCGCGATATGAGCTTTCTGAGGCCGAAATCGAACGCGGCGCAGATCCCGCTTTATACCGGGCTTCAGGTCCAGACGTCGAGCAACGCGGTTCCAATCCAGATCGTGTACGGCGCGAACAAGGTCGCGCCGAATATCATGTGGACGGGAAATTTTCGCTACACGACGCAGAAAGCGAAAGGCGGCAAGGGCGGCGGCGGCCAAACCACAGGCTATAATTACTCCTGCGGTTTCGCTCTCGGGCTCTCCGAGGGGCCGATCGAGAACGTGGGTCTCGTCTGGAACGGCCAGGCCATCACCTACCTGTGGAATTTGAGCCTCGGCCTCTATTACGGCGCGACGCCGCAAGGGCTTTATGCCTATGAGAGCTTTCTGTTTCCCGGCGCCGCCCTGAATTATCCGGGTGTCGCCTATGCCGTCACGGCCTATTTCGATCTCGGCTCCAGCCCGAGCCTGCCCGCGCTATCCTTTGAGGTGTTCGGGCGGCTTGTGGGATCAGGAGCCTATAACGGCATCGACGCCAATCCTGCGCTCGCGACGCAGGACTTCTTGACGAACTCGCAGTATGGCGTCGGCTTCCCGGCTGGAAGCATCGATGCGACGACCTTGCTTGGCGGCTCAGGCGGCTCATCCTATCAAGCCTATTGCAATGCCTCCAGCCTCGCGTTTTCGCCGGTCTTGGCAAACCAGGAAACGGCGAATAGCATCCTGACCCGATGGCTCCAGCTGACCAACACGGCGGCGGTCTGGTCCGGCGGAAAACTGAAATTCATCCCCTACGGCGATGCCTCGGTCACCGGCAACGGCGTGACCTTCACGCCCAACGTCACGCCGATCTATAATCTGACCGACGACGATTTCGTTCATGAAGACGGCAAGGATCCGGTCGAGGTAGTTCGCAGCGACCCCTTTACCGCGAAAAATTGGGTCACGCTGGAAACCCTCGACCGCGGCAACCAGTACAACGCCGCGCCGGTCGACGTCTGGGATCAGAACGCGATCGAGCTCTATGGGCTGCACCGGGATTCTTCGATCACGGCGCACGAATTCTGCGACGCCAATGTCGCGCAAATCTCGGCCCAGCTCATTCTCCAGCGGCGGCTCTATATTCGCAACTCCTACCAATTCAAACTGTCGTTCGAGTATTGCCTTCTTGAACCGATGGACCTCGTCACGATCACGGACGCGGGCCTTGGCATGAGCAATGTCGCGGTGCGCATCGTCTCGATCGAGGAGGATGGAGCCGGCATTCTGGCCGTCACGGCCGAAGAGTTTCCTGGCGGCACGGCGACGGCGGTCGCCTATCCGGTGCAGCGCGGAACTTCGCAATCGCTCGACCAGGGCGTCATCCCGTCGCCGGTCAATGCGCCTATTATTTTCGAGCCGCCAGGAACGCTTACCGATGGCGTCTCGCAGGTCTGGGTCGCGCTCAGCGGCGCGCTCACCCCCGTCTACAAGCTCGCCGAAGATGGCTCGACGGGACTTCATTTCGCCGCCTGGACGAGCGGCGTTTCCGAGGCGTCCGGCGCGGCGGTTTCATTGACGCTCTACGTTCAGACAGCCGAGCGGACGAAAGTCTGGGCGCTGATCAGTGATGGCGTGACCGATTTTCTTGCCGAATTTGATCTTTCCACGGCGACCGTGACGGCGGGGGCGGGCGTCTTGGCGACGATGAACGCGGTCGCCAATTCGTTCTGGAAACTGACGCTTTCCTGCACGATGGGAGCGACGGCTGCGCCGCAGGTGCAATTCGGTCCCGAAACCGTCGTCGGCGCCCGCGCTTATGCCGGAGCGGCGGGCGATGGCGTTTTTGTCTGGGGCGCCGCGCTCGCCGGCGCATCCGAGGAGCCGACATTTCTTCCAGGCGCGCCGTCGGTTTCCGGCGCGACAGTCACGGGCGCCCCTAGCATCGCGTCGCCGGAAGGCGCCACGGGAGCGGCCGACCCCTATTGGGGCGGCGCTCTGGTCTATATCTCGACCGATGGCTCAACCTATGAGCAGGCCGGCGAAATCAATGGGCCGGCCCGTCAGGGCGTTCTCGCGGCCGCGATCGCTGCGCCATCCGCCCAGCCCGACGTCGCCAACACGATGACCGTAAATCTGGCGGAGAGCGGTGGCGCGCTGGCTTCGGGCAGCGCCGCTGACGCGCAAAATGCGGTCACGCTCTGCATCGTCGATAACGAACTTTTCGCCTACCAGACCGCTACGCTGGTTTCCGGGTCGACCTA